CGTCACCGCTCGTGAAATTCGTAGGGTCGTTCACGTCTGACCACTTCACGTAGCCATCGGACGAAAACATAAACAGATATGGATGCAGCACCACAATGCCGCCAGACACGCCCGCCGTTGGGATTGGCGTCAGGATGGCGGTGCCGTATGCGTCTCCGATATAGGCAACGTAGTTTGCGTCGCTGGTGATGTCCATCAGGGTGTCCGAGGCATGGGCAATGATGACGTTGCCCCCGCCCCCGCCATCGAACATGGCGTCGAACATCCAGTTGTAGTTAAAGTTCTCGACAAACGTCACTGGCGTCCGGTCGACGGGCGCAGAGGTGTTGCCGTTGACGTCAATCGTGAACCGTTGGACGCCGTATTGATGTCCGATGTGCGTGTAGGCGAAATTGTTTAGGCCCAGAGTGTGAATCTGCCGGACGATGCCAGACGAGTAATTGCTGATCTGCCTGTAGCCGCCGATCTTGCGCGGCAGCCCGCGCTGAAACCGCACCCACTGCCCGTCGACGTAGAAGTTCCCTTCGAACCTCGTGCCGTCGCGCTTGATGCCGGCCTCCGATCTGACGTTGACGGGGACGAGCATTAAAAGGAACCACCGTCGACTGTGCCCGATGGTGCAGGACCAAGCGCGGCCCAGACGTTGCTGGGCGCGCCTGCTGTAAACACGGTAATGCCCAGAGAGGAGCCGCCGAGATTGACCAAGGCTCCGTTTGCCGTCGTAGAGCCGGTGCCGCCCTGAGAAACTAACAGCGGGACGCCAAGGCCGCCCGTGTCAGCCGCAATGACATTGGTGCCGTCGCAATACAGGATCTGTCGCCCACCCTGAGTTATGCTCACGCCCGTGCCCGCAGCCGTTTTAACCGTGAGTGTGTAAGCACCGCTCGTGTTGTTATCGACCCAGTACTGCTGCACGGTAGTGGGCACGACGATCTGCATATTCGCCAACAGCGTACCGCTAAACTGATAAGCAATGCGGTTCAGTTCCACACCGGAAAGCACATAAGGGCTCGTCTCACCAGTCAGATCGATGGAGATGTAATCGAAGGTGAACTCAGCGGGCTGCCCAAGCCCAAGGGTGTAGAATTCTGTACCGTCGCAAACGAAAAACGCGCTGGCACCCGGGTTCATAATCAGCGACGCGCCATTGTCGATGGTTTCGCCACCGGGCCCCTGAATGGTGATGGCGCCAGTGCCTCCGTTACGAATCTGGCAGAACCAATCATTGCCAACTGTGGAAGCTGCAGGCAGCGTCAGCGTGCCAGCGCCGCCTGTCCACAGGAACATCTTGGAACGGTCGGAATTGCCAATACTGAAATTGGAACTTAACCCATCAACCACAATGGATTGATTCAACGTCGCGCCGATTGCCTTGATGCCCAAGCCGGCAAGAGAGGCGGCGTTGATAGCGGATGAGCCAACGCCATAGGCCAGTGCGCGCCACGAACCGTTCACCGTGGTGTTGCTTGTCAGATACAGCTGCCAGCTTTGTCCAGCCGCAATCGACGCAAGCGTGTTGCCGCTATTGTCGGCAACGATGAACGTGAAAGCCCCCGGGTTAAAGAACAGGGCCGTCTCGCCAACCGAAGCCTGAGAGGCGTCGGGCATGCGGATCGTAAAGCCACCCGCTGAAGGGGTGACGTCCATGATGGACGAGACGACGTTGGTGTTGGAGGCAAGCTCAGTCGGCCACGTCAGGGTGACGTTTGCGGTGAGAGCAACAGCGCGATAGCTGGGGTTGGCCGAATAGATATTCGTGCCGCCAAAGGTCGATGTGAAACTCGGCACGCCTTAGTCCTCCCTGCGGACGATGCCGCGATCAACAATCTGACGAATGTCTTCGCCATTGAGCGCGGCGATGGACCGGTCGTAGAAGCCCTGCCAGATCGGGATGATCTCTTCGTTCTTCAGGAACGGCGCGGCCTCCAGCAGCGACGCGTAGAGCAGCGCGTTCGGCGCATATTCCGTGAACCAGTTTGTCTGGAGATCTTCGCCGAGCAGGGGCGGAAGCTCGTAGTAGATGATTTCATATGGGAACGCGGCGTTCGGCGTGGGCGCAAAGAACCAGTGCGAATAATCATAGTCCGCGTAAAAGCGCGGCGTCCCGGTCAGGGTCTGGTTTGGCCAGTACTGACGCATATACTCATACGCGCGCGGGAAGATTTCCTGCGTCGTGTTGTAGCCGGTGCCCGTGCCGACTCGGATGCTGACGGTTTCACGCCAGCGATCCGGCTTGGGGTAGGTTGGTGTTCCCACCGTCATGGTCGACGATGCCACGGTGACGGTGCCCTGAATCTTCAGTTCGCGGGCAAGGCGGCGCTCAGCAAGACCGATCAGGCTGGGCAACTGAAGGTAGACAGACGGGTCAGTCGCGAACGTAGCCCCGCGCTCCAGATAGTTCCGGAGGTCGTTCAGCAGACTGGTATAGGTCATTGCCGTGGCCATAGCGGGACCCTACATCAATTCAACAGCAGCCGCAATTAAGCCTGCAACAGCCGCAAACGCAATCACAGCTTTGCTTTTCACGTTCGTCAGTTTGTCCATCAGCGAACGCTGGGGAGGGTGCGGGTCGCCGATGACGCCATCGGTGATCTTTTTAGCGATGATGGCCTTGATGATGTTCATGGAAATCTCCTTAGAACCAAACGTCATTTTACCGCTACCGCGTCTTTCCATGCCTCAATGGTCAGCCGGTGTTTCTCCGCGCAGTCGTTCCTGCGTTCGATCAGGTCTTTTTCCCACAGCAGCCGGGCTGGGTCGAGAAATGGCTTGGGCGGATTGTTTAACAGGGAACACGGGCTCGCCAGATTGGCCGGCGGCGGCCTCAGTGTTTGGATTACCGATGACTTCGAGGAGCACCCGGACAGCGTCGTCAGGAGGAGCGCAGCTGGCAGCAGCGGCAGGCACCGTGTGGTAAATCTCACGAATGGTGTTGATCCGCTCGACAGAGCGCACATCGGCAGCGGCGCGTGTTTCTTCATATTCTGCAGCCTTTGTATCGAGGATGACATCCGCTTTGGCGCGTTGCTTTCCCGCCTTTTCCAGAGCCTTTGCATACGCCGCGTTGCACTGCCAATCGCGGACTTTGTATCCTGCGACCGCGCCGACAAGGAGGGCGCCTGCCGCCGCATAAAGCATGATCGGGTTAGGGATCATTTAGCTTTGCTTTCGATGACCCCGACGCGCACCTTCAGGTCGTTGATCTCGCCCGTCAGATGCTCACGCAATTCCGATCTGCCTCGCGCCGAAAGCGGGCTGTCCGTGGGTACGCCGTCCGGCGTGATCAGGACGGGCATTGCCGCCTCGATCTTGGTCAGCCGGGTCTCAAACGTGTTCACCTGCCCGAGCAGCCACGCAATGCAGGCGATCAGGATGGGCACAGCGCCCTTCAGAACATCTCCCCAGTTGACGTTCATGCCACCCACCCGGCAAATTTCTTCGTCTTCAGCTTGCGGTCGTCGAGGCCGTGCGTGCCGCCATTGATGCGCTTCGTCAGCGCGAGAATGGCGGCGTCGTTGATGCCCTGATCACAGATCGACCACAGCTTATTCCTGTCGAAGAACCACAGCGCAGACTCAAAACAGAGCTCATTCGCAACCAGATCGGGGTTCGTCATCACGTCCGGGCGGTCGATGTAGTCCGCGAACGCCTGATAGTTCGCCTTGCCCGTCAGCTGCAACGCGCCGCGACCGCGATACTTCCAGCCGTCGCCAGACGCCTCGACACTGTTGCCCATGCGGCTGGCATAGACGCGGTTGGCGATCTTCTGGGGCTGGCGCGCATATGCCTTGGCCATGTCATCCGTAGGGAAATACTTGCCGAAGATGCCGCGCAGGCCGGGAGCGCCGTAGTTCAGGTTCTCGCTGAAGGCCGTGAAGTTTCCTGACTCGTGCGCCGTCTGAGCGAAAAAGTGCGCAGCGCGGCTCTTGTTCAGCTTGTAGTAGGCCGCAGCAGCCTTGAGCGTGCCCGGACCGAACGCGCCGTCAGCGGTAACGCCGATCTTTTTCTGGAGATCCACGAGGCTCATTTGTTCTTATTCCATAGCTCGAACAGCGCCTTGATCTTCTCCTCAACCACGGCAAGACGCACGTCCATCTTGGCGAGGATGATGGTCAAAGAGATGAACGCCAGAACAATCGGCCAAAGCTGACCGATCAGTTCAACGGTGGAGAGTTCGCCAGTCATTACTGCCCCGCGCGGCGCCAATCAGGGAAGTCGCTCTCATCGACAACGCCGTCGCCGTTGGCGTCATAGCGCAGGTCGTTGCGATACTTCTCCCACGGAGCCATGTCATCATCGTCGGCCTCAGCGACGGGCGCCGGTTCAGGCTCGACCGGGGTGGGATCGGCAGGCTTTGCGTCACGCGCGTTGGCGTTGAGGCTTAGACCACCCAGTAGGCCGACGAACGCGCCGATAACCATGTTGAAGGCTGGGCCTACAACCTCGAAGACCTTGTCGCTGTCCACAACTTCGTTGGGCATGAACAGGGCGAGAACCAGAGCCGCCACGACGACGAGAACGACGCAGGCCAGCGTCAGAACTGCCGTGCGAATCGTGAACTCAACCGTGTCCTCGATGCCGTCTCGGTTACTTTCAAAGCGATCCCAGAAGCTCACAGGGCTCCCCTTCAGTTAGGTTGTCGGTCAGCCACCTGCTGCAGACGATCTTCAATCCGCCTCAGGTGAATGATCATCTCATCAAAGCGCCGATCAATTAACTGGAAGCGTTCGTCGCCAAACTGCAAACGTGTCTCCAGCTTCGTCAACCGATTGCTCAGCGTCGTCCATACACCGATCAGGCCACCAACAAATGTCAGGACCGTTACGATTGTGTTGATGTCGACCATCATTATCGAAGGTTTCGCAGTTTATAGATGGCAGAGAGATAGACCGCCGTGAGGGTATCGATCAGATTCCCAACGGCGCGATTGCCCTTGGAGATCTTTTCGTGATTCGCCTCGATCCACTGAGCATCGGCCTCTAGGCATTTCAGGCTGTCGCTCATCGTCTGCTCAGGAACCGGAATGGCGCCGATCAGCGAGAACGCGCCCTGATACGCTTCGACAAGCGGGTCGATGGTATCGATGACACCGTCGTAGAATTCGCCCAGAGCCATGTGCTTGGCGAAACTGCCCTCACCCTTGGCGCGCCAATGCTCGAAGTGCGCCAGATTGCGTGCATAAAACACGCGAGAGATGAGCTCTTCGATCATCAGGCGATCCGCATCACAGGGCAGATGATCGACGGAATTGCCGGCGCGATGGCGCCTGCTGCGAGATGCTCAATCGTTACGGCCACGTTTTCCGGCAACCACATGATCTCGATGTACTGGCCTGCGGTAACAGTATCAAAGAAACTCAGGCTAAACACAGCAGAGCCTCCGTCTGCCGCTTTTGGAACCGTGAGAATCGTAGCCGAGTTGGCAATGTTGGTGCCATTCTTACGGAACCAAACAGTCACGTCTTGGTCAGACGCAGAGGAGTTCGCAAACTGAATCGACGGTGCGAGCATGTACGTGCCTGCAACCGTGAACGTGATCTGCGTGCTGGCCACGACGCTGATCCCAGTGCCGGTCAGGTCGGTGTTAAACGTCACAGCGGTGGCGGCGGACACGTTGCCGGTCTGATCTGCACTGCTCGAAGGCTGAGCGAACGCCCGACCCGCCAGATCCAAGAACGGGATCGTCGCAGCCGCCGTCATCGCCGACGTGCCGTTGCCCTTGACGTAGCCCGTGAGCGTGGACGCACCCGTGCCGCCGGTCGCAACCGTGCGCACGTTTGATGCCGACGCCGCAATATCAGAGGCCGCCACCTTACGGCTGGCGCCGCCCTGAACGATTTCCAGAAGCTCCGTACCGGCCAGCGGCGTGGTCGCTGCGGTAAGGTCCGTGATCTTTACGTTAGCCAAAACAGCCTCCCGCTGCGTGAAACTGATAGACGGTCACTATCACAAAATCTGACCGCGTGTCACGCACCCCACGGCAGCGGTGGGGTTACGACCGGAGGGTTGATCTGGTCGCCAATCTGCGTAGCGACGTTAGCTTCGTAAGCAGCGACCTGCTCTTCGCCCATTGCGCTCTGCACCCAGCCGATCACCTGCTCTTGCGTCAGGTCAGCGTAAGGCGTGAACGGAGCGTCTGGGTCAACCGTCACACCAGCAGAGCCATAGACACCAGCGGTGTAGGTTCCGTCCGTGCCGGTCAGCGTCCAGTGGACGGTGAAGACCACATCGGTCTCGCCGTCGAGTTCAGGGTATGCGTCCATCTGGACGACGGCCCAAGTGTTGGTGATGGTCATGGTTTGATCTCCTTTAGGTGTACGCAAACGAAACTTGGCCCCGAGCACCCGCGCCAGACGTGACACTACCAGCGTCGAGGCCGCTACCTCCACCGCCACCGCCCGGAGCAGTGCCGTTGATTGTCCCGAGATAACTACCGCCTGCCGCCCCGCTTGCGCCAGCACCGCCTGCGCCGTCACCCGCAATGTCGGAGCCCGCAGTGCCCGTGGTGTTGGTGTCGCCGCCCGAAGCAGTGCCTCCTGCGCCGCCAGAACTTGTGGTGCCGCCGCCTCCGCCGTTGGAGGTCATGCTTATAGAGCCGCCAGAAACAGTACCCGACGTGCTTGATGCAACACCCGCCGTGCCGTTGCCGTTAGTGATGCGCCCGCCGACAGCGCCGCCGACCGTGTAGGTCATAGTGTTGCCGCCGACCACCGCAATGGTCTTGACCGAGCGGCCACCGCCGCCGCCTCCGCCACCTAGCGTAAGGATGTTAAAACCCCCCGCACCGCCACCACCGTCTAGCGTGATGACGACCTGCGTAGCGCCAGTGGGTACTGTCTCAGTCGCGGCAGTCCCGGTCGTGTACGTATTGGTGACAGGAGTGAAGCCACCCGCGCCGCCGGCTAGGACGCACAGGATGCCCGTCATGTCACGTTGCCTGTGACGACCCACTCGGTGGCGGCCACCTTGACGCAAGTCGCAAGACCCCGCTGAGCAAGGCTTCGGGTTCCAGTGGTCGCCGTGCCTGCAAGCCGCAGCGTGTCAGTCGTGATTGAGATGTTCTGGGCGCTGCCGCTGTCGTTGTAGACCACGATGGTTGAGCCGATGGGGAAAGCCACCGCGCCGTTCGCAGGGATGACCACACCGCCAGTCGTGATGCTGATGTGCTTGCCCATGTCAGACAGTGCAAGCGTGTAGGCCGATGCCTGAGCGTTCTGCGGTACGCCTTTGTAGCCAACGGCGTCAGCTAAGTCGCCCGAAGTTATACCTCCAGTGTTGAGAATACGCAGGCGCTCGGAGCCATTAGTGCGGAAGGCAAGAACGCTTGAAGCGCCGTCCGTCTGGATAGTCATACCACCAGTATCGGTGCAGGCAATAAGACCGTTCTGCGTTGAAACAGTGCTGGTGGTGAATTGGATCGCTGCCGCCGTTGCGGTCGCGTTTGAGCGCAGACGCATAGCATACCCAAGGCCAGCAGTCGTGTCGCCAGAGGCAATATCGAGGCGGTAGCCGGGACTAGTCGTCCCGATCCCGACGTTGCCGCTGCTGTCGATGCGCATTTTTTCGGTGGCGTTTGTATAGAACTCAAGCTGGCCATCGGCGCTGCTGAACATGCCGCCGTCGGTGTCGCCGTTAGCGTCAAAGGCGTAGCCGTTATTGTTGACACCCAGAGCGCCCGGCGCTCCACCACGCGCCCGGATACCGCCAACCACGTCAAGAGAGACAGCGGGGCTGGCCGTCCCAATTCCGACACGGCCTGCGCTGGTGATAGCCAGACGTTCGGTGCCATTGGTGTAGAACCCCCACGACTGGGTATGGTAGTTATACTGCGCCAGTGTACGTTGAAACGCCCCGGTTTCGTCAAACTGAGAGATAGCCGCAGCGCCTTGGGTGCCCCCGGTGTTCAGGTTAAAATGGTAGAAAGCAGTCCCGCCTTGAGTGCTGCTGCCTGCGGGGCCGTTACACAGCAAACCAGCGCCCGCGAACTGCGTCGTCGAAAGTTGACGCATACGCATCCCGACGTTGCTTGCGTTGTTCTGTTCGACGTGAAAAATAGTTGTGGGAGCAGTCGTCCCAATCCCGACATCGCCTGCGGCAGTGATGCGCATACGTTCGTTAGTGCCAGCAAGGAAAGCCAGCGCGCGAGCAGACCCAGTGCCGCCGTTCACGTTACCGAGAAGCGTTACCTGCGTTGACGGGTCTACCCGGATTTCAAAGCGGTCATAGTTCGCACCGAACGGAGAAGTGCCGATCTTCGGGGCGAAGTAGACAAAGCCACTGGCATCACCCCGCGTAACTTGACTGCCGTTGACATCCAGCACCGCCTCTGGCGTAGCCGTCCCAATCCCGACGTTGCCGTTGGCGCTGACACGCATTTTTTCGGTGGGAGTTACCCCCTCGCCCGTCCAGAATTGCAGCGTGGTATTTGATCCGCCAGCCGATGAGATCATCGCGTAGCGGTTATCTGACAGGTCGAACGCCCCAGAGATAAATTGCACAGCCGAAACTGGCGTACCGCTACCGTTGCGGTTCTGGATAAGCGCCGAAGTCGTGCCGTCCTGATCTTGGCGCACATGCAGACGCTGCGTTGGCGTCGCCGTCCCGATCCCGAGACGGTCGTTGGTGTTGTCCCAGAACAGATTAGCGTTGTCCTGCGTGTAAACGCCCGACGCGCCCGCAAACACCACAGAGCCAGCGGTAAAGGCAGTTGCCGTGCCAGTCCCACCGTTAGCAACAGCCAGAGTGCCAGCAAGCGTCAACGTCCCCGTGCCAGTGACCGGGCCACCGCTGAACGTCATGCCAGTCGTGCCGCCCGAAGCGTCTACCGAAGTGACCGTGCCGCCGCTACCCGTTGCGGAAATCGTGATACTGCCAGTGCCGTTGCTGATGCTTACGCCAGAGCCGGCGGTGAGCGTGGCCTTGGTCAGCGTGTTGCCGGTGGTATTGCCGATCAGCAGTTGGCCGTTGGTGTAGGTCGTCTGCCCCGTCCCGCCGTTCGCCACAGCAAGCGTGCCGCTCAACGTCAGCGTCCCTGCGCCGGTAATCGGCGAGCCGCTGAACGTCATGCCAGTCGTGCCACCAGAGGCAGCTACGGAGGTGACGGTGCCGACATACGTCGAGTCCGCCAGCACCTTGACGACGCCGCTGGCGTTTTCAAAATACAGCTTCTCGTCGGTGAGGTTAATCGCCAGTTCGCCGGCCACGAGGTTCCCCGCCGTGGGCACCGCAGCCGCAGTGGTCGAACGGTACAACTGGATGGGCGTAAACCCGGAAGCACTCATTGTTGTTCTCCACTCACGGCTTAAGCCATCATGCCAATCCGTATAGCTGATTCAGGTAAAGCGAGAAAGCGTTAGCAGCAACCTCCTGAGCGTCCGTCTGTGCGTCCTGCGAATCCGGGCGTGGGTTCTTTACCGGCACCGGGTCCGGGCGCAGCAGCAGGCGGCTAAAGTAGGGCTGCGGAACATCGTCGCACGAGGCGCAGACGTAGATCTTCAGGCCAACCGGAGTCGAGCCGCCGCGATAGTCCTTCTTCTCCCGGAGGTGAGTGTGCTGCACGAGGAAGCCGCAGCCATCGCATATCGCGATAGCTTTTGGATCCTTCGCGTCGAACTCGGGCCCGGTCCGATGCTTCTTTCCGCGTCCATATGCGTACTGCATCAGTAGCCTCCGGTCGGATCAATGGTGATGCGAAGCGGCACGCGCTCACGGTCTTCCGCAGCGGCGCGATCATAGGCGCCGTCAGCGAGGCCCTGAAGGAACGATAGGCGGTCAGGCGCGAACTTCACGGCCAGCTTGGCAGCAAGCCCGGCAGCGATTGCTTCCATCCAGCGGTTCGGCGCGTCCATGCTGTCCGTGAATGCGCCTGCATCCTCCTGCACCTTCATGCGGTGATAGAAGAGCGTGACGCCTGCGGATTCCGGCGCCTGCCAGATGTAGATGCGCGGCGTGATCGTGCGCTGGAAATAATACTGGAACGGGCGCTGACCCAGCTGCGCCTTGTTCGGGATGGCATCGTATTCAGCGCGGCTGATCGGCGACATCATGAGATCGGTGGCCTGAGCGCCTGACATCGTGCGCGTGTAGACCTGCAGCAGCGACACCGTGCGCGGCTCCAGATCGTAGTAGAGCGTGCCCGGAGTGAGCGTGATCGACATGAGATCCACGGCCCACAGGTTCGGGCCATTGTTCGCCCAGTCGGAGAACATGTAGTTGATCGAGCGACGGGCGCTGTCAATGTCATTGGAGCTCAGAGACGCAGGATT